GGCGCCAGTGTAAAAAGCTCGCGCTGGGCCTGTCAGCCACTGCGATCCACGGTAAATGGCATGGCCGTCTGGGCAATCAGCGTATCCATCTTCGTTAACGTCAAACGGCAACCCATCGGGACTTGCGATAACAACACGGTCGCCGGTCCAGTACCCTTGATTGGCAAGTGAAATTGAAGGCGGTGATGCTGTTGCGTTGAAGCGTGCAATGGCAAGCGCAAGGGGCTGAGGCGTTTCACGACTCAACTCCAATACACCGCCGCTCCCAAGAACTGCCATCAGAAGCTACCGCTTGGTTTTCCGCTGAAGGTAAACGAGATCGGGATACTGACAAGATCGCCGACACTGACGCTTGTACCAGCTTGGGTGATCAAGGCATCGCCGGTAATCGTGCCATCGGTTGTTGAGGTGTCAAGCACCATCGAGATGCTATTTGTCGAGGTTGAATCGCTTAACAGTCGATTGATCGTATTGCGCGTTGCCGTATCGGCGGCGTCATAAAGCAAAGTGCCGCTGCCAGTCGTGCCACGGATGCCATAGGCATAGGTGCGGTCATTCTGTCCGATGCCGGTAGTTTCCAGCGCATCCCTGGCAAACGTGATGGACACGTCGCGCACCTTAGCGATGGCCGTACCATCGAGCCTAAGTTCAGCGGTAGCGCCTGTCTTGACAGCCATAATCGGATCCTTTTAGCTCATTCTAAGCTCAGCGGTCAAGCTGACAGTCACATTCGAGCACCCTGGAGCAGTGCTTTCGACACTTGGCGGTGAGCCCTCACTGAAGCACCAAAGCAACCCAGCTCCTGTGGCGCTGTTATTGAGCCAAGTCTTGAGCGTTGCATCAGCGCCGTTGAACAGCACATCAGGCAGCGTGAGGCTATCGACGGAACCTTGAGCGGTGTTGTAGGCGCTGAGGATTGCGCTGACGTTTGTGTCGCTGATGTTGTTGAACTGCAGGTTCAGCGTGGCGCGGCTTGGGCGGCTGCCCCATAACCTGCGAGTTATCACGCCGGACTGGGATGCTTGCGTCGTCGTTGCCCACGATGGAGCGGTAAAGCTCCTGCCGGTTGGTTCGATGCTCGGAAATGTGGTTGCCATCAGCCTTGGATCGTCCAGTTACCGGCAGTGTCAAAACCATCGGCAACTTCCAAGATGCCGGAGCTGTTCACTGGCATGTGCATTGCTTCTATTGTAAACAACCCATCATCTCCTGACGTGATTCGTTCAATCTGATAAACCCGCATTTGCGTCCCTGAAATTTTGACAGTGAACACCACTCCTGTGGGCGTTGCAGTTTTGCCGCTGTTGCTAACAGTAAGTGTTGCGTCAGCCGGTGGGGTTCCCTCCGTTCCATCCCAAGCAATCACGCTATGAGTTCCATCCGCTAATGCTTTCGTACTGACTAATGCGCCTTCTGGCGTTACTGCGCCATTGTTGAACTGGTCATATTCTGTTTCGTCCATTGCGACTTTGATGTAATCACCGGGCGCAATGTTAGACATCACTCCTTCATGTGTCGTCGAGAAATTTATGACATGTTGAGGGATACGCCGCATACGAATAATGAACTTTGCTGCATCGATTGCGTGTTGCCTGCTTGTGCAGTAAGCGCTCATATCGATCTGTTCAATTGGGTCCGTAGCTGATCCGCCCATGTCGTCATGCTCCCGCACCAGCACTTCACGGACAACGGGGAACAATCCAGGGTTGGCCGGATCCGTGGTAGTGCGCTCCTCGCGGTAACGAACGCTGACCTGTATCGGGTCACGATCCTCCGGGTCAAAATATGAAAGCTTGAACGAATTTTCAGCGATATTGCCCGCCGTAAATAGCGCAGCAATGGGAACAGCTGTAAACGATATTGCGGGGCGTAAGAAATATTTTCCGTCTGATTCCCCAAATTGCAATAAATGCGTGGCAGCTAGATCTGCTGACCATTGCCTGACGTTGACAGGTTCAGAAACAGCACCGTCGTAAAAATACTTGCGATCTTGACACCACTGCGCTGCAGCCGTGAACTCAGTGCTGTCGATCATGTAAGTCTTGACAAATGAGCCTGCCCCAAAGCGGTCGTTTGTCATCAGGTCGTACAAAATGTCGGGAAAAAGATGCGTGGCCCCCGATCCACCTAGAAGCCTGGTGCATTCACGGCCTCCAGTGACATAAGCAGAAAATTGACTGAACTGCTGAAATTCAGCTGATGAGCGAATGTTGATGCCAGCCAGCGCAAGATTGTCATATAAGGGCGCGGCACTTACGATGGAGCCGTTTTCGAGCGTTTTAACATTCGGTACGATTTCATTAACATAAACGATGCTATGTTCAGGCCCAGAATCTGCAGTGCTGCTAATCTCTGTGTAAACGAAAGTTTCGGCTAATTTTCCATAGTCATCGATGTAAGTGTCGGTGTCTACCAGGGGTAAGCCGTTGTAAGTAGGGTCGTTTCCTCCGTTCGTGTCTTGATCATAAACATAACTAGAACTTAAGTCAGCATCAGCGTTCCCAAAAGTGATGCCAAAGTTGTTTGTATTAAGTGCGACGTTTTCACCATTAAAGACAACATTTATGCCACCATCGGAGATGGTAGCTCGACCTTTCTTAGGGTCAAGAACATATAACGCACTTCCATATTGGTTTTCCCGCACCTCAAACCCTGAAAGAGGTTCAAACATGAATTCACGTACCTTGACGGAGCTAAATTCAAAGCGTATGTAATTAAAAACAGGTTGCTGAGTTTCACTTCTGGTCCCGTAGGCATTACCTAGCTCCGTCCAGCTATTGCTCCCGACCGTTCTGTATTTAATTTTGAAAAACGAATATCGCTGCACTGGTGCTGTAATGACACCGCTTTGATAGAAGTTATTGACTATATCGTCAGCCGGATTGTTTTCAAAAGGTTGACACCATTCCGTATCGGCGTATTCATAAGTTTTTGTGTCTCTAAAGTTGCATAGATTGGTTATCCTGATGCCAAGAGTGGATTTTAAGCCAATTTCAACGGCTTTACATGCCCTCGACGTTGACGCCGATCCCCGTGCGTAGCGCAAAAGGTGGCCGCCTGTCGTAGCTTTCTCCCGTACGCCTAAATCACCGCCTACATCTTGGAGCCTCGACGCAGAAAAGTTTTTAATAGAACCAGGCTCAACAACAGTGAAGTCAGCGACAACGTCTTGGCCCCCGATGCCATTTAGATCGGCTTGCGATACAAACTCTTCTGAAGTGCGGTTTGTGCAGACGCATAAAGCCGTTCCGATTTTATACAACTCACCCTCCACTAACCGATCATCCCAAGTTTTTTGCAGCGAAGCAACCGCTGAAGCTACATCTTTCGCTTCAGCATCATCATCTGATCCCCCATAGGTACTAAAAATAGTCCCCCAGTCACTTCCGCTGTAAAGACTGTATCTAACGGTATCCCCGACGCCAACTGAAATCGTGGTTCCAGGACTTGATCCAAGGATTACTGTTCCTGCGGCGGTAATGATCTGAAAGACGCCACTGAATGTTGAAAAATTGGCTCGATATTTATCTCGTCTGTTCATCTTTGGCGCGTCTACTGGACATTTAACAGTGACATCACCCTCGTCACTGCCTGGACCTGTCTGGCTTCTTACGCCTGGACTAATTACAGGATTGACCTTATACATCAGGTCATTCCCAATTGGTGCATAGACGCCAAAAGCCGTCTGCGTGGACGGCTTGCTAGACGAACAGAAATCTGTTCGCTCTGCTCCATCCCAGTACACCCTAAAAACATCTAAGCTGGTAGAGCTGCCGTCATCGTTGGCATTCAACCGGCCTGCCACTCTGTCAGCACCAGCGATCCGTCCTCCATCTTTGCTGAGATAGAGCGTTACCCGTGAGGCTTTTTCATTGGCGTCATTGCTATCAAAAATGTAGCCTTGCAGCGTACTGTTACCGATTGCAAAGTTATTAGGGTCAACGCTGCTAATGTTGCCTTCACTGAGTAAAAATACGCCGCGTATCATCTGGCCGCCGCCAAGACTCAGAATCTGGTTCCAGATCATTGGCATGTTGATCCGAATGCCGCCGTAACTTGTGCCTGATATGGTTTCTTTGCGTGCGTAAACAATCG